GGATGGCAGATATACCAGCATGTATTATTGGTTCTGTGGGTACAGGCAAGACTACTGCTGTAGAGAATATGGTTAAAGAACTAGATTCTAAAATGGAAGATAAGTTCCATTTGTGGAAAGTATTTTTAGGTTTGGTGGATGCTACTGACATTGGTGGTATACCTAATAAATCTGAAGATGGTAAAATCGATTATATGCCACCAAGATGTTTGCCTTTTGATTGTAATGATAAAGGTATTATATTTGGAGATGAGTATGATCGTGCAGCACCAGATGTACAAAATGCCTTCAATCAAATATTGTTAGGCAAAGAAATACATAACAATGTCATTAGTGATAATGCGTATGTTGTTCTTGCAATGAATGGAGAATCAGATACTTATACTACACCATTATCTAAAGCAGCTAGAAACAGAGTATGTACTTTATATTTATCTAGCGATGCAACAGGCAGTCAGCAAGATTGGGATGACTGGGCTAGAGAAAATAATATCAATGAAACAATCAGAGGGTTCGCAAAATACAGACCTAATCTTATTGTAAGTGATTCTGAATTTACAGAACAAGCATTGATTACACCAAGATCTAGGGATATGGCTGGCAGAATATTAGATACATTAGAAAAAGTTAAATTTAAAACTGATGATATTGTATTCCCTTGTTTAGCAGGAGTTATTGGTACTAGTGCAGCTCATGAGTTAATGCATTATATTGAGGAACGTGATACTATTCCTGACATCAAACATGTATTAGATAATCCTAAAGAGTATATAGAATACTTTGATAGACCTGATCTAGTATATATAATTTGTATTGGTGTTGAAGGATATGTTGATCGTATAAAGAATGAAGAACAAAAAGAAGCAGCTGCAAGACAAGCTGTTAGTTTCTTTACTGAATACATGTCACCAGAAATACAAATGTGGGCTGTACAAAACATTGTCAAAAAGAATGCAGACATTGTTACAAGTAAAGAATACAAGAAGTTTTTCAATGAAACTAAAGAGTTAATATAAAGGAGGTTCAAATGTCACAAGCTGGAAAGTTAGTGCAAAAGTTATTGCTAGTAAAGTTTAACGTATCTTATGATACAGGATACAGATCGTCTAAAGAAATGGTGGAAACATTATCACAACATACGGAAGCACAAGCACATTGTATTCGTAGTGGATTTTCTATGTTCTGTAAGACTGCTATGAGTCCATTTACTACAGCAATAAGTAGAGCTAGACAACACTACCAAATGGGTACGTTACCCTGGGAAGAACGTGGCTGGCGTGTAATACCTGTTAATAAATGGCAGGACTTCAAAGATGAAATGGATGATCTTATTTCAGATATTAAAGACGAATTTACAAATGTTTTTGATAGAGGATATGATCATTTGAAAGATACCTTTGAAGAGAATGTAGGTAATCTCGAGATAGATTTTCCAAGTAAGGAAGAGCTAGATGAGAAGTTTTGGGTAGATATTGATATTGGTCAAATGGCTAGTTGCGATGATATTCGTATACAAGGTATTGATCAAGCAGAACGTAATAAGATTCGTAGTGATATGCAAAAACAATATTCAGAAAAGTTTAATACTGGACTGAATGAACTTGCTACTAAATTAGTTACTGCTGCTGAAGATATATCTAAACGTGCAGCTGATCCTGATCAGAAAGGCAAAAAGTATACTAAAAGTTTAAGTAATATTACTGAACTTGCAGATACTGTAGAGGGTCTAAACATAACAGGTAATGAAGCTATAGCTAAATCATGTAAACAAATTAGAGAAAATATATCTGTATATTCTGCAGACTCTATAAAGAGTACAGCTATAGTTAGAGATAATGTAATAAAAGCAACAGCTAATATCAAAGATGAGCTGGCTAGTCTGGAGATTGTATAATGCAAACAGAAGCTAGAAAACATTTATCAAAGGGTTTGATGAAATTAATTCGTCAGACCCCCTTCTATACCTCACTTGTATTATCTCATGAAATTATTGAAGACCCTGAACTAGATTCTTTCATGGCAACAAATGGTAAGAATTTAATATTTAGTGAAAAGATTCTTCAGTTACCTGTAAGTGAGATGTGTGAGATACTTAAACATGAAGCTATGCATGTAGCAAATCAGCATCACATACGAATGGCAGAGTTAGAAAAAACTCATATGAATAAAGTTAAAGCATTAGGTGTTAGCTTTAGAATGACATTTAATATAGCTGCTGATTTAGCTATCAATGGTATCCTAAATGATTATTGGTGCTGGAAAGATACAACATTTATTAAAGATGGTTGTATACCAGGCAGATATCCTTTTCATAATTATCCTAGATTACAAACTACTGAATTTTATTTTAATAAGTTGCTGGATGATTATGAGTCAGGAGAGATAGATGATGAGACCGCAAGTCAGATGGAAGCTGAAGATGGTCATTTTCTAGCATCAGAAGTACAGATAGATCGCAAGACGAGTGCTAAAGAACAAGAGGTTCAAAGTGAAAAAGCTGTCGCTAAAGCAGTCTTAACGCATAAGCAAGAGCAAGAAAGAAATAAAGACAATAGTCCTTATCAGAGAGCTGCAGGTCGTGGAGATAATATTATAAATAAAGTATTAGAAACATTTGAATCTGACTCTGATCTTAACTGGCGTAGTGAACTGCGTAATTTCTTTACGCAAACTACAAAAGATAAATACACTTATCGTAAAGTTAATAGAAGAAATCATGATAATGATTTAATACTTCCTAGCAAATACAATAAACAGCCAAAGGATATTGTATTTTTAGTGGACACTTCTGGATCTATGGATGATGAGTGTGTTGCTTTAGTTTATGATCACATTGAACAAATTATTAAAGTATCACCAAATACAAGATTACATGTAGCACACTTTGATGATGTTGTATTTGAAGATAGTGTTAAAGAATATACTAAAAGTAATATTCCAATTAATAAACAAGATAGAGAAAGAGTAGGTTGTGGTGGTACACAATTCAAACCAGCATTAGATTATTCTAATAAACAAAATGCATCAGGTTGTATTATGTTAACAGATATGATGCCAATGGATGGTACTGCTTTTAGGAATTATAAAATCAAAATACCTACACTTTTTGTTTCAGTTATGAAGTATCAATATGCTAATCTAGATATAGATTCGTATTGTGTAGAGCCTGATTGGGCTAATGTAGTGTATGTTAAAAAGGAGAAACAATGACAGAAAAGTTTACAAATATAACTGGTCTATCTGAATCTATTGCTAATGCAGTTAAATCATTTGCAAGTGAATATGATAAGGTAGGTTGGAAATCTGTAACAACTCTAATTGATTCCCCAAGATGTCAGTTACTTACAGAACGACACGGAGATAAAGTCACAGAAGATGTTAGTGATTTACTTTGGTCGTTCTTTGGTAACATGGGACACTTAATTGCAGAACGTAATACTGATGCCAGCTCAATAGCTGAAAGAAGATTTATATATAAACATGGAGATAAAGAGATTAGTTTTAAACCTGATCTACTTGAAAGAGATCCAAATGATTTTAATTCTTTTGAGTTAAATGATTTTAAATTTACTTCTGTTTATATATTAAAGTCTGCAATACAAGGTAACCCAAAGAAAGAATGGGTTAATCAAATGAACTTTTATGTTTGGTGTTTGAAGAAACTTGGCTTTAATGTAAACAAAATTAAGTTACATATTATAGCTAGAGATTGGAGATTATCTGAACTTAAAAGAGAATACAATTATCCACCTCAAGCGTGTGCTGTAGTAGAAGTACCCATATGGGATGACGATACTGCTGAAGCATATTGTTTAGGTAGAATAAAATTGTATGAAGATGTAGAGCATTTAGAAGATGATGAGTTGCCTAGATGTTCTGATACAGAAAGATGGGCTGACCCTAATAGATGGGCAGTAGTTAAAAAAACAGGTAAGGTTAGTAAAAACACAGGTTATAGAACAGCTTTACCTAAAGCAGGTTCCTTTCTTACAAGAGTTGAGGCACAGCAATTTATTTCTAAAAGAAAAGATAAAGATGTGCTTGAACTTGAGTTCAGAAAAGGAGAGAGTAGACGTTGCAGTAATGGTTACTGCAAAGCAGCCGCTTGGTGTAATCAATTTCAAAAAGAAGTTGCACCAGCATTTTAAATAAAGGAATAATATTATGTCTATAGAACAAGAGTATATTGACAAGATCGAAGAGATCAAACAGCATCAAGATAAATTAACAGATTGGGAAAAAGGTTTTATATTTGGAGATGGAGATTCCACACCAATAGATACTAGACCTAATCTATCTATATCACAGAAAGCTATTGTTGATAGAGTTTATCAACAAAGAGTTCAAGGTGTTAACCAAGAAGCTGTTACAGAAGTAACAATGAATAATGACAGAGTTCGTGCATTAAAAACAGAAACTAATCAGTTTGCTGTTCATATAGATGGTAATGTAGTTGGACCTACAGTATCTCAAAGAGAAGCTGTAGCTGTTGTTGGATGGTTATCTGATAGTATTGATAAGCTATCACCTAAAGAAGCAGAAGCATTCTAATGAGTGATACAATGCTGTATATTGAGACAACTTCTGATACAGCATTAAATATAACAGAAGATATTGTTCATCTTCAAATTGCAAAAAATGCAATTAATAGTTTATCACATGTCGCTAGTAAAGATTATGATGGTAGGTTTATTAGTAAAGATGAACGATATCAAATTGTTAAATTAATTAATGTTGCTGAAAGAAGATTGCGTGAAGAGTTACGAAAGGAACATATACAACCAACAGAGAAGAAAGTATATGCAAGTCTTCGTAAGAGTGTTAAAGAAGAATTAAAGAAAGAGGGTTATAAATTCGATGAAAACTTCAGAGAGTGTTAAAGAAATACTACCTGCATTACTATCTGTTACAGATAGTATGCAAGCAGAAAAAGATGGTAAGAATCCACATTTTAGGTCAGACTATATGACGTTAGATGGTATTCTTAATACAGTTAAACCTATATTAAAAGATGTAGGTATTGTTATATTGCAATCTATTGATAACAATATATTTTCTTCAGATAAAGCAACTTGTGTAATAGAATGTCATACTAAACTATTACATACAAGTGGAGAATATATCGAGTCTAAATGTATTGTTCATGCAGATAAGATGACACCACAAGGTTATGGTTCAGCAATAACATATGTAAGAAGATATGGTATTACTACAGCATTAGGTATTGCAGAGGCTGATGATGATGGGAATGCAGCGGAGGTTGCTTCGGCACCAAAAAAGCCAGCAAGTAAACCAAAACCCAAAGCTACTACCATTACTTCAAGGAAAGTAGAGCCTCAAAAAGATTCATTATTATCTGAAGAACAAACTAATAAGATAATAAAAGTCTTTGATGATATTGATGTAGAGATATGGGATCTAGAAAAGATTGTAGGTAGCCATGAGAAGTGGACTGAATCTACTAGAGTAAAACTACTAGCGTCATATAATAATATTCAAAATGGTATTAAATCTGTAGAAGATTTTAAAGCAGGTAAATAATGGAAACTAAAACTATATCATCTGAAAATTTTATCATTGGATCAATCATTAATGATTATCCTTTGTTTAGAAAAATTTCTAGTGATTATGGTTTAGATGTTGAACATTTTGAAACAGCTACAGCAAAGCAAGTATTTGTTGTAGCTGATTATTTATATTCACAAGGCACAATAATAGATCCAGCGTCTGTTATCGAAAACATTGAACAAAATAAAAGTAATGTAGATATAGAAGCTCTATCACAAGTTGTTGTAAACTCTTTAAATATAACAACTAACACAGAAAATATTTCTAAACATATAGATAATATTATTATGAAATTTCGTAGACGTAAGATTAAAGAACATCTTTCGTCTGGTATACAAGCATTAGCAAATGGGGAGGATTTAGATGCGATAATAAGTACAACTAAATATAATATATCTAACTTAAAAGTTAATGAAGACGAACAAGTATCTATCAATGATACTATTAAAGGAATGAAAGATAAGTATATCTTAATAAAGAATAAAGGCTGTATGGGTGTTCAATCCAGATGGAAACAAATACAAGATCACACAGCAGGTTATCCTTTTGGAAAGATAACTGTATTAGGTGCAAGACCAAAGATGGGTAAGTCTACGCTTGCTTTAAATGAAGCTGTATTTTCTAGCATAGTAAATAAATTACCTACTTTAGTTTTTTCCATTGAGATGGATAAATCAGAGTTATTAGAAAAAGCAGGATCAGATATTGCAGAAGTAGATAATAAAGATTTAAAACTTGGTAACCTATCTGAAAAAGATATAGAAAGATTTATATCTAATGGTCCCGAAATAATATCCAAATGTCCTTTATATATTAAAGATAGTCCGTCACAGACTG